TTTTATACTATTCAATTGGATAGTGGAGAAAAAATACTTGCTACTCCTGAAGATTTTAGGAAAGAGATAGGAGAAGGATACGTAGACGAAGAAGTGATGGAAGATAACAAAGCTGACGAAGCTAAAGTTGATGAAGCTAAACCTGAAGGTGAGGATGCGGAAGCTATAGCAAAGAAGAGCGCTGCTCATCATGCAAAGCAGGATAAGGCTCATACTGCTAAGCCAACTCAAGGGAAACAACTTGGAGATCCAAAGGAAGATGCAGACAAGATAGCTAAGCAAAGTGATGCTCTTCACAAAAAGCAGGATAAGTCTCACGCTATTAAGGCAGGTGATTTAAAGCAGCTTAAATCAAGCAGCGAAAGTACTGAAGAACCAGAAGAGGATGAAGAAATTGATCCTCTAAATGATGATATCCAGAATACTATAGATGAAATGCTGGATTCTGACGAGGTACTGGATGAAGCTAAGAAGAAACTGGTTGGTAAAAGTGGACGTCCTTTGAAGAAAGGTGCAGCAGGTAGAAGCAGAGGAAAATGTGTGCTTCCGTATGAACACTCAAAGGTAACTGACAAAAAGGACCACTTCCCAATTAACTCAGAGAACCAGGCTCGAAATGCGTTAGCACGTGTTAATCAGTATAAGAAAGCTCCAAAGTGGTATGAAGGTAGTTTGGAGGTATTGGTTAAGACAGTTGCTAATGCAGTTAAGAAAGCATATCCGGATATCAAGGTAACTAAGGCAGCAGAGACACCTGGTAAAGGTCCAAAAGAGAGTAAAATACCTGTAGAAGAGGAACAAACAAGTATTTCTGAGCGGAAAGGTCTGGAGCGCTTGAATGAGTTGCTGGGTTTGAATGGGTAAGGAGCCTAATTATCTCTTTAATCTACCTATCTCACTTGCAGCAGAACAAGAAATCACAAGGTAAATAACCTGTAGACGTGGGATAGAGTGATTAAGTTTTATACTCGCCAGCCAGTGATCTCTGGTCAAGATTGCTGGTTAGATATATGACTAAGCTGGGGTAGCTCAATAGGTAGAGCATTAGTTTTGTAAACTATTAGTTGGTGGTTCAAGTCCATCCCCCAGCCTTACTGGGTGTAGCTCAGTTTGGCTAGAGCGCTTGGCCTGGGACCAAGAGGCCAGAGGTTCAAATCCTCTCTCCCAGACTATATAAAACAAAATAGTATTTATAAGGGTTATACAAGAGGGGTAAAAACAATGCTACTGAATGAAATAATTCTAACTAAACCAATTTTTGAGGAAGTTCAAAGAGAAAAGCTTCCAGATGGCGTTCTTTGTAGAGTAACTTATAATGTGAATAATATTGGAGAACGCAATGCTAATAAACGAGTCTATGAAAAAGCTGTGTGGGATAAAGTCCTTGCTGATAATGATCTAAAGAAGAAGCTTGAGAGCCGAGCCCTTTTTGGGCATGCAGAACATCCTGAGCAAACACAAAGTAATTTGGAAAAGACTAGCCATGTTATCTTCGAGATGTGGATTGATGAAAAAGAGAATCAAGTTTATCAAAAGATAGATGTTCTTGATACTCCAACGGGTCGCATAGTGGATACTTTACTTAGAGCGGGTTGCCAAGTTGGAGTTTCTACGCGAGCAGAAGGAGATCTTGAGGAAGCAGAGGATGATGATGGTACTTACCAAAGAGTTATTCCAGAAAGTTATAGATATGTTACGACCGATTTTACCGCGGACCCTAGCACATTTGGAGTAGTACCACAAGACGTTAAGAGGAATATAGTCTCTACGGTTGGAAAAGAACTTTCTAACGAGAAAGCAGATAAGAGTGAAAAAGAATTTGCTAAATTACTTCTTGAGTCTATGAAATGTGGGAAGAAGGATGATTGTCAGAAATGTGGGTGCTGTAAATCATTGGAGGAATTAGTAGTGAAAGATATATCTGAAAACAAGAAAACAGTAAAAGATTTGATTACTGATGGTACTATCAAAGTAGGAACTAAAATTAAGTATGGTGATCAGGATGTTGAGATTAAGGAGATAAATGAGGCTACAGTTAAACTTACTGTTGGAGTTGCCTCTCCTACTTTGGTGGATGTGGATGGGGATGCAAGTATATCTGTTAGTCCAGGAGGTATTATAACAATTCTTCCTATGGAAACAGTTCAGAAGTTAATACCTATTGCTCCGGAAGCACCAAAACCTGAATTATCTCCGGAAGAAGAAATAGATAAGATGGCTGATGCTGGACCTTTGCCTATTGAAGATGAGACTCCAGAGGAAGAGAAAGAATCCAAACTCAAAGAGATTTTAGGTATTAAAGTTGATATTAAATTTCCTATTTTTGAAAGTGTTGAGAATGTTAGTTATGTGACTGTAGGTAAAGTGATAGAGAGACCTTGTATTCTAGTTAAGTCTAGTAAAGATAGAGAAACTTTACAAGGAATTGTTGTTAGTTTGGATGAGGAAGCTATTAGTAAAGGTAGAGAAATTGCTTCAGTTTTGGGGGTTGAATTCAGAGTTTCCGCTAAAACTGAGAGTGTGAAGATTAGTGAAATTTCGAAGTTAATGGAAGAGATTCAAGGAGAATTGGTAGACTTAAGAAAAGTTTTAGGCGAAGGATATTTACGCGGAATTGAAGAAAAGTCTGTAGAATCCATTTCTGACACTACCAAAGAAGATTTAGAAGAGACTAAAGGTATAGCAAAGTTATATCAGGATGCTGGTCTTCCTGCTTCTAAGGGCAAAGGCATTCATACTCGAGCCTTCCACGAACTGGCTGTGGAAGTAGCAAAAGGATATGTTAAGGGCAGTAAGAACAAACCGCCAATGTCACCAGCAAAAGCATTGGAATTAGCTTATCCTACAGCTATGAAGCAATTGGGTAAGGAAAAAGCTGTTAAGAAAGCTCATAGAACAAAAGAATCCAAAGAATATGATGAGAATACACCCCTGTGGCAAGTGGCGGAGGATTGGTGGAAATCTTTAGGTAAGGTAGTTCCAGAAAAAGATACTAAAGAATATGATGAAATGTACGATGAATGGGTTAAATATACTTTTAAAGGATGGGAGAGTAATGAGACTGTTTCTACTACAGCTAAAGAAATGGTAGATCTCAAAGTCCAAGAAGCATCTACTCGGGCTGAAAGAGATAAAGCTCTTGAACTTTTAGAAGAGTTAACTTCTGAGAATCAAGTAACTAATAAGGATAAAGCTCTTGAAGCTAAAATGCTTATTAGTAGAATTAGGAAAATTTTGGAAGCCAAGGAACAAGAAGTAGATGCTCTTAGAACAAAACTTGAGGAAAAAGCTAAGTCAGCTTCTGAGCTCAAAGAAAAAGGAATTGAGTTGAAAGAAGAACTTGACAAAGTTAAGATCAATTTAGTTACTGATATTAGAAAATTAGAAGAGGCTGCTAAGGTTACTGAAGAAAGACATTTAAGTGAATTAGAGCAACTTGAAAGCAAACATGTTGAAGAAGTAAAACAACTTATTGAAAAGCATAATAAGAATGTAGAACAACTTAAAAGTGGATTCAATACAAAGATTTCAGAAGGAGTAGAAAAAGCGAAAAAAGAAGTTATAAGTAGTTTTGTTAAGCGTTTTGTGGCGTTAAGACTTACTGAGTCCGAATTGAAGGTTGATGATAATTCTCGGGCACTTCTTGAGAATTGCAAGTCGTTAGAGGATGTAGATGATACCTTTGACGAAATCTTAGATGCTAGTAGAAGGGGTGCACTCCACTCTAACTTGTTAGAAAGCATTACGGTTAATAAACCTGTTGTTGATCCGGAACAGCGAGAAGCTGAACGTCAGGTGAATAATGTATTCGAAGGTATGGGGTTTATTAAGAAGGGTTAAAAAATGACTGATTTAGAACTCGTACAGTCTCAGCTTTCAGCTCTACATCAGCAGCAAGAAGCCCTGTTGCGTCTTCCCCGGATTAAGAAATACCTGGACGTGGTTGGAAAGCATGTGAATGAGACGCAAGGTCGCGATATGACAGTTTTTGAGAAGCGCAATCTTGCTCAAGTTCTTTACAATGCGGTTATTGATACAGGTTTGAAGGCTGGTACTCGGTTGTTCGAAGCTACAACTGAGGATAATATAGCCTTCCTTGGGATTCAATTGCCGGTTATTGCAGCCCTCCTTCCGTCGTTGGCTCTTAACGAGCTGGCGGTTGTTCAGGCTCTTGATCGGAGGATTGGAGCCGTCTTCTATCTAGATGTGAAGTATGGTTCTAACAAGGGTTCTGTGACTGCAGGTGATGTTATGATCGGTTCAAAAACTGGTCATACAGAAACAAAGTCCGGTCGTCGGTATGCGATGGCCCGTGTTGTTGATGAAGTTATTGGTACTGGTAATGGCCAGAAAACAGGTACTCTTGATTATGTTCCTGGTTTGATTCGTCGGGAAGATATCAAGTTCGAGAAAATTGCCAATTTCGGAAATATGGATACCGAAACTCGGACTACTTTGGGTACTAGTACTTCTGCTGGTGCTATTACTGGTACTTATGTTACTGGTACAGGTAGTGTTTCTGCCGCTGGTGTTTATGATGTGACCTTTAAGAGTCTTGATTCAGCAGATACTATTTATATTACTTACGATTACCAGTATGATTTAGTAAAGGATGACTATAATAATGTTGCTGGTGTACCGGAAGTAGATGTATCTGTTACCCAGTCCACAGTGGAAGCAATTGACTTTCCGCTGAGGGCAAAGTACAGCATTGGTGCTCAGATAGATCTTATGAAAGCTCATGGGATCGACCTTGAGTCGGAGCTTGTGAAGTATCTTGGAGCAGAGGTTAAGTTTACTATCGACCAGGTAGGTCTTGACATGATTGACGAAGCTGCAGCAGGTGCTGATGCGGCTGCGGCCGTTACGGATTGGGACGCTCGTCCAGGCCTTGGAGAACCGTGGCTTTGGAAAAAGGCTGAATTTAAGGATAGGATTGAGCAAGGTAGCAACAACATTTTTGAGAAAACCAAACGTGGAGTTGCTAGCTGGATTCACTGCGGCAACGATGTTGCCCGAGTAGTTCGGCAGCTCACCGATCATGGCTTTAAGGCTCGTCCTGGTTGGAATGGCGTTGCTCCAACTGGTCCAATGGTAATTGGTGATTTGGATGGTAGGCCAGTAGTTCAAAATCCGTTTAAGGCAAAGAACTACTACACTTTGGGATTTAGGGGTCCCAGTTATTTGTATGCTGGGTCAAGTTTTTACAGGCAGTCACTCAATTGAGTGAAGTAAATAGGCCCAGAATAAAAGAGGTTAATTCGGTGAAGGCTAAAGAAAACAGTTTAATCCATGCTAATACCGAGCCAAGCCAAATTAGAAATGATTTGGAAGGTGTAGAGACTACAATTGAAAGCCTAAGGCAACAGTTCTTTGTTATGGCAAGTAAGTTGCACGAAAGCCTCTCAGCTAACAAGGTTAGTGGAAGATATAGTCCAAGCTTACAGGAAACTGTAAGAGCTGAAGATAAAGAGCTTCAGGGTAATACAAATGTTATTTACTGCCCTTACATCCCACTTTTTACTACGCCTACTTTGATTACTAGTGACTTGATGGCTCAGAAAGGCTTCTTGAGTTCAGCAGGTTTCAAAGTGATCAACGCGGGCCTGTTCTGCCTGGGTAAGATTACCCACCTTGGAGAGGGTTACCAGACGTCGTAGATGTAATGGAGTGTAACGGGGGAGGGGTAACCAATCCCCTTCTCCTCTTTTTGTTATTTTATATTTAGTAGAAAGGTGAAGGAGTGAGAAATGATGCGAAAAGTAGAAATGAAAATTAGAGCACTAAACGATATGGAACTCAAAACTCCATTTGGAGTTCACTTCTTATCAAAAGGAGAAGTTAAGAAGATTCGTTTCAAAAATATTCGATCATTTCAAGCTCTTCTTGAACTTGGTAGTATTGTTGAAGTAGCACCAGATGAAGAAGAAACTAAAGTTATTCCAGTTGTTTATCCTGAAGTAGAAGTTGAGGAAGAATAGTAAGATAAGTACTAAATTAGTACTAAATTAGTACCAAATTAGATTAGGTTATACAAGAAAAAGGAGAAGGAAGATGAAGATTATGATTGACCAAGAAGCGATGATAGTTTTAAGACAAATTTGTGATGCTGCACTTAAGGGAGCAGGGCTTGGTATAATGGATCAGGTGAATAAATTATCAGCGTGCATCCAGCCCTTTCCCGTATCACAGCCAAAAGAAGAGAAACCTAAGGAGACAAAAGAAGTTGCAAAGGAAGAACAAAAAGAAGAACAGAAGGAAGAGACCAAAACTACAGAGATAAAGGAAGTTAGCTAATGGCTGATGATATTGCCCCAACAAGAGTGATGACCAAGTATCTGACGTGGTTGAAGAATGAATTTAAGCCACTAACTCTGATAACTCCAGATATAACTCTTGAGCAACAAGTCGAGAATGCTATCAGATACTGGAATACTCACTCAGCTTACAAAGTAGGGGGTGTATATGACTATGCCCCTGGAACAAAAAGGGTTCAGTTGAGTGCAGAATTCAAGTCTGTGGTTGATGTTATTCCAACGAAAACTACCACATGGATTTGGAATGACCACCCATTATGGACGTTAACAGGCATTACTGTTCTTGACAATGTTACTACTGACTTGATTATGATGTCTGAGGCATTTAGAAATTACCGGATTTATGTAGGAACAAATTTTAGGTGGACATTCCAAAGATCAGATGATCCAACAGTTGGGGGGTATTTGTATTGTATAAATGTTCCTAGCAATGTTGGTAGTATATTTGTTACTGGAACAAAAAGAGTTACTAAGGATGAGGATATCAAAATTGATTACGTTCAAGATTGGATCCTCTACTATAGTAAGGCACTATTGAAACAGATAGAGGGGAACACACTTAGGAAAACTGCTATTATTGATATGCCGATCGACGGCCAACAACTTGTTGATGAGGGGCGAGAAGATCAAAAGGATCTTCAAGAGAAGTTGTTTAGAGACGGAATGTGGTGCGCATTTATTCGAAGAAAGTAGAGATGAAAAAGGCAGAAGTGGGGGGTACTTCTGCCTAAAAGGCATCCTTGCAATCGGGTACAGGGGGGTACTGATTTTTGTACTGCCACATATGATTATACAGGATTAGGTTGTATTCTTTAGAAAATTCTTTGATAAATAAAAAGAAAAGCCATCCATGGCTAACGGGCTGACCAGTTTGCTCTTTATTGCTTCCAATCTATTTTGTCTGGAGTGATTGGTAAATCGGGCCAGATTCGTAGTAACTGATTATACAATTTTATCAGTTCTTGTTTATCAGAACCTGGTCCTTTGTAGAACTTTGCTATTTCGGATACTATGATCCCAAATAGCTGGGATGCGGGCATCTTTTTCATTTTCAACCCTTTCAATATAAACTTAGTAGAGAATTTTTGTATCACTTTGGTATCTTTGTCATATAAATTATAACCTATTTTTGAAGATATCCAAACGAAAAAACAGAAAAATATGAAAAATTCTTAACATAAGTTATCATTAGATGATTATAAGAGATTCTTATTCTTGGATAAAAATGATATGTTTGATCTAGTAAATAAGTTGATCGAAGCTACGGCTGTAGATATCCTTGAACCAACTCCATTTATTCAAGAGGGGGTTGCTTCTGCTCGTAAGAGATATTTGGAGACTGGATTACTGTCAAAACGACATTTTGGTGAAATGCTCTCTGGAGATCCTACAAAGAACAAAAAATACTTAGAATGGATGTGTAAAAGAGCGTCCGAGGAAACTCGAACTAATGAATATATTATAAAGCTCATAAAGAAATTTGATCAGTTGGTAGTGAAAGGAGCAGCGCTAGAAAAGGATATCCATGCATATAAAACAACTGAGGATCTGGAGAAGGCTTTAGAAGCTCCATCAGCAAGACAAGCTTTGCGAGCTATAAAAAGAGAAAAGGAAAAGGACACCCAAAAAGTTTTTGAGAATGATAAAGTATTAATAATCTCTCCCAGAACTCTTGAAGCAATGCAAAAGTATGGACGTGGAGCAAAATGGTGTCTGACGGACAAAGATTATTGGGAGAGCTATGTTTTAGAAGATAAGACTAAGATTTACATTCTTATTGATAAAACAAAGAATAAAAAGTATGCTATTATAGTAGAGGAAGATTCTGAATATAAAATATGGGATGAAATGGATCATTGGTTAGAGTACAAGCAGCAAAATCAACTTTTAAATAATTTAGGTATATCTTCAGATGTACTTAAACCATATACTTCTGCAGAATGGGAAGAAGTTAAGAACAAGGCTCGCTATGTTTTATAACTTGGTCAACTTAATTATAGAAGCAACTGCTACGGATGTGCGAAGGAAACAGCAGAGCATTAAAAGGCTCTTTCCAGATTTTGATGCTAAAACTAGAGGTGTAGAAGATAAAGGGGGAATTCGTCTTGATCATCAAGATGCAGAAACTTGGAAGTTCCAGTTGCATAGTGGTACCAAGGATGATATCTGGTATGATGGTTATCTACATTTCAAAGATGTACTATCAACAATAGGCGAGTTAGTACGAGATAAAAGACTCTGGGTTGCAGATAAGTCTAAAGTTGATCTGAAGAAGTTAGCAAAAGTGTTTATGGATAAAGTTGATATCCAACTTTTATGTAGCTGCCCTTCGGATTTGTACTGGGGAAGTCACTATATAAGAAGTCTTGGAAAATATGATGCTAAGCATACTAAGCGCGAACTGCGTCCTCCCCGGGTTCGTAACCCAAAGCAATATGGTTGTCTGTGTAAGCATCTCGACCGGCTTATGCACACTTTACCATTTTATGGATCAACTTGTGCAAAGTGGTTAAGTAACTTCTATAGCAAGGATATTGCTAGATTTGAGGCAGAAACTAAGAAGGAATATAGGTGGGTTCCAAAAGTTACAAAGGCTCTTAGACAGAAAAAGGTAGAGGTTGAAGAGCCTACTGTTGAAAAACCCCGTGAAGAGGAGAGATTTTAATGTTTGACAAACTACTTGAACAAATCAAGGCAACTGAATTTGCTAATAAGATACTCGAAACATACAAGCGAGTAGATACTGATAAAAAGATTATTCTTGACAATGGTGTGGAAGCTTCTCCAGTTGCTACTTTAGCAGATGAGTATGGTGGAAGAGCTCAAATCATTACTGATGATGGCTGTTATGTGTTATGTTTAATACAGGATGATGGAACTTATAAGTATACAGCTTGGATATTTCCTGAAGCTCATGAAGTATTAAAAGATCTGCCTGATTTAAGAAGAGTGCAAACAACAGCGAAAGTTGTAAGGGTTGGAACAGAAGAAGAGATAGAGGAGAACTAATGGATCTCTACAATTTAGCCACTGAGCTCGAGCAAATCGAGCGTGAACGGAAATACAGACTTCTAGAAGCAACTACTATGTCAGCAATTAGCTACTTACCAGCTCAGATAGGAGTTGTTAAAGCAAGATTAGGTGATTTAGTACGAAAGAAACGGAAGTGGGGACTGGAAATTCTAGAAGATGATGATGGGAATAAAGACGTTCGGATAGAGAACGAGTTGAGAATAGTTGTTCCTAAGGAACACTGGGATAGTTTTCAAGAGATGTTTACTAGTAAGCTCACAAATGATTCTTATCTGGATTTGAACATGTTCCTAAATGAAGCATTAGAAGACGACTTAAGGGAACTTCGGGAAGAACTAAAACCAGCTTTATTTAAGTTGTTTAGTGAGAAAGTTTTTACTTCTTTGGACAGGTCCATCCAGGTATGGATTGGTAGGTTTGGAGTAACTACATACCTTACAAATAGAGCTGCTATAGCTATACCTTATGAAAATAAAGGTAGACAGATTCAGAAATTACATGGAGACCTTCTTCGAGCGTATGGAGATGACAAAGGTGGTTTAGAAATGCTCCTGAGTGATATTCAAAGTAAGCGTCCTCTTGGTGCGCGTGATGTGTTCAAGAAATATGATCACTTGTATGGTACTAGGATACGAAGTGTTCAGGAGCATGTTACGTTAATCTTTGAGGCAGTAGTTGATATGTCTTTTATGACTTCCCAGTCGATTTTAGTTAGTGAAGAAGATGTCCTTGATAAAGTTGAGGAAGAGTCAGAAGTTGTTAAACGAGTAGGAAATAAGATATATCCTGAGGGAGAAATTTTCCCGGTTAGTTTTTTTGAAACTTTACAGGATGCTATTGAGGAAGTGGAATAGATGATAGATTTGTTCGAGAAAATTCTAAATGAAATGGAGAAGTTCTTCTTTCTCGGTACTTGTAAAAATATTGTAGATCCAGAAGATACAGAAGCTGTTTCTGCTTTAGCTGGTATTGTTGAAGAAGGAAAGAAAATAACTAAGGAAGAATTCTCGACTTTATCTACTATTTGGGATGAGCATCTTAAAATGTTAAATCTAAATTTGAATAACTTTGAATTTTACCATAATCAGGAATGGTCTATTGCCTGGTTCTATGATAAGAAGAAAGACATTGAGTACTTTTATGGGTTGGGAATGCCAAATCTATAGATGGTAAGGGGTAAAAGATGAATGATATGCTAAAAAGAATTCTGGAAAGTAGAGATACCAATCTGTACAAGAAACTTGTTGCTATTCTTGGCGAATATACCACAAATATTCCTTGTACTGGAATTGACGATTTGTTTGACTCTGCAGTTAAGAATGGTGCAAAAATATTACCAAAGGATAAACGAGCGTTAGATATACTTGATTATATTCTTTCTTGTAATTCTGCTGCAAGAGTTATTCACAAATTACTTAACTTGAGGTTCTCGGACCTTCCTGCCGAGCTTAAACCAATAAGCAAGAAAGGAAGAAAACATCAAGTTGTTCACTGGACTCGAGGTGCAAACGTCAGTGACCGGGTTAAAGACTTAATAGACTGGGAAGGCTCGAGTGCAGTAGGAAAGTGGACCAATGTAGATGGAGAAGGAGTTGCTCTTATTGATATTGCTAAAGAGGAGGAAAAATAACAATGTTATTAGACGATCTTAATATACTAAATCTGCTTCGAAAAATTCAAGAGTCTACAACCCAAGATGTAGATGAAGAAAAGGGCTCTTTCAAAGTAGGAGATAGAGTTATCTATAACATGTACGGGACTGGACTTACAAACTCTGACCTTATAAGAATGCTTGGGGCTAATGAACACGCTTCTCGAGTGAACCATCATGAAAAAGAAGTGAAGATTTTAGAAGCTGAAGGGGATAAAGTCGCTTGCTATAAGGTTCAGTTTGATGATGGTTTTGTTATCAATGGGGTAAGTGTGAGTGAGTTGAAGTCTATTAGTGAGGAATCCAAAACTAATGAGGCAGCAGAAGTTCCTCAAACTATGCAACCTCAGGAGAAGCCCAATATAAATGCTGAAGACTATCACATGGAGGATTACTCAGAGGAAGACCTTGAGAAAGTAAAAAGTAAGTCTGCTGAGACGGGTAATGCCATTCGACAGGTTGAAGATGATGAATTAAAGCAAGAACCTGGGAAGGCAAAGAAGGAGTCTATAACTAACAAAGCAGCTACTCCTGAAGATAATATTATCTCAGTTTACAAGGAAGCCAGAAGAAATGGTAAATCCCGAGAGGAAGCTACTCAAATAGCTGCAAAAGCTTCAAAGGGACAAGCAGATTCGGTTGCTGTTAGAAAACTATTAGATATTAGAGGAGTTAGAGAATCTAAATCCACATTTATAAAGCAAAAACCTCTCTGGCTCTGCAACTCTTGTTTCAAAACTTTCCGAAGTGATGAGAATATTTGTAGCTGTAAGAGTACAAATGTTGAGAAAATAGAAATTAAAGAACAATTAATGCATGTATATGATGTTAAATTTGAATTGAATGGGAAAGAGGATTCAACAAGAATCGAGGCATATGATGAAGCAGATGCCAAGAGTTATATGAATAAAATATCGAGGTTGCGTGGAGCTAAAATTCTTAGTGTAACAAAAATTCAAGAGGATAGGATTCCTGGTGGTTTGGCAGATAAGTCTAAACCAGAAGATTTTGATAAAGAGCAGTTAGAGGCTGGGACTGAAGTAGAGAAAGAGCACACTAAAGACCCCAAAGTAGCCCAAGAGATAGCAATGGACCATTTGAAAGAAGACCCAGATTATTACAAGAAACTGAAGAAAATGGAAGCTGGAAAGGATAATTCATGTCCTATGGAGTCCAAAGTTGTTGAAAAGAAATTTATAGTTTGTTTTACCGCAGAAGGACAGGGGAAAGATTGGGTGGTAACTGCTAATGATAGGGATGATGCTGAGGCCAAGACGAAGAGATCGTGGCCGGATGCCGTAATACATAGTGTGGTAGAAGAGGGCAAGATCTCGCAGGAAAAGAAAATAACTGAAACTGTAAAAGAGCTAATTGGTGAAACTCCTGGAATATCTGTTGAGGATCAGAAGATACTTAATTGGGCCATGGATAATAAAGTAATTGATCCTGAATTTCCAGATGATGATGTAATGTTTGATGCTTTATCAATAGTATTTGAAGATCCAATGATGAAGAGGAAGTTAAAAGATGTTCATAATCTTGGAGCAATAGATAAAGCCGATTGGGATAGCTATTATTTGAAGTATGTAATGCTGCCAAAGGCCAGGGAAGCTTATGCTAAAATGGCTGAACCCAAAACCAACGAACAAAAAGAAGATTGGGATTTAACATTCAAATATGATCATGATATACTTACTGGAAATCCTTTGCTTGACAAGGAAGGGAATCCATATCTAAGGCATTCTATAGAAGGAAGGAAAGTTCGCGTATTTACTGATTATCAAGCTGGATGGGTAGAGGGTAAGGGGGCTACTCCAGTAAGAGAAGCTAAAGTTCAAGAACAAGAAAAAGATACTTACGCTACAGTAGCGAGAGGCATTGTTGACAAGACAGACGCGGATAAACTTGCTCGGGATAAAAAAGGAGTGGTCGTTGCGGACGAGGAAGATCCTAAGAAGTTTATGATTATTGTAAAAGAGGCTGTAGAAGAAGAGTATAAGCCAAAAGTTATGCGCAGTAAGATGATTGATGTAATGTATGACTTGGGATATCATCTTGCTGGTGAGAGAAAAGAAGAAGAGGCACGTGTTCTTGAGTTTAGAAAAGGTGACGATGCTATTGAGATAAAGTTAGCTTTAGAGGAAGAAAAGGATTAGAATGATAGAACTATTCGAGAAAATACTGAAACTCGAAGTTGGAGAAAGTAGTATTGATTACCCTCAGAAGGATCTGGATAGTTCTGTTTGGATCAAGAAGGAAGATAGCTCATATACTCCTCAATTAGATATAAGAGATAAAATTGAGAACCTTATTAAGAATTACCAGGATAAAGACCTTCTAAGCATTGCAGAAGAAATTCACATAGTTGGTTCGATCGCGAGTAACCAGTACCTTGATGACTGTGACATTGATATTCATATTATTCCCAAAAACATCAAGGATTGGTCGGAAGAAGAAGTAGAAGAAGTGACAAATTGGTTTAATAAACATCGAGATGAAATGGATGGTTTCATTGGTAGTCACCCAGTTGAAATTTATATTCAAGTAGAACCAAGTCAGGATTTGATGAGCGACGGTTGCTACGATTTATTAAATGATAGGTGGCTAACCGGACCAAAAATCGTTCCAATGGACTTGGATCCTTATGAAGATTATTCTCATATACTTGATGATGTTAAGGATGCTGTAGAAGATGCCGATCTCCTTCTTGGAGAGCTTAAAAGAGATGTAATTGACTACGAAGTAATTAAACAGGCTATGGAAAGGATGGCTGGAGAAAACAAGGAAAAACTACTCAAGAAGCTTCAAGATAAACTTAGCGAGATGGAGGATGATATAGAAGCTCTGTATAAAGAGAGAGGTGAGTGGGTTGATAAAAGACGTAAAGCCTCTAAGCCAGCTACTCCGGAGGAAGCGTTAGAAGATGTTAAGTTGGCAAAGCGATGGAAAGATACAAATGCGCTTTTTAAGTTTGTCAATCGATATCATTACCTAAGAGTGATAAAAGATTTAAAAGAATTACTTGCAGATGACGAAATAACACCAGATGAAGTAAGCAAGATTAAAAACATTATGGGGATGTAAAGATGTCGAGACTTATACCTCGTGAAAGTATTGACGTGCTTCGGGACTACGTGGATATAGCTCTTGATGCTATAGGAATTGATTGCACCTTATACATTCCAACAAATACTTCCTTTGCAAATGCAGAAAAGAAAGATATATATGCAGTTCCAACTGACTACGAGTACATTGCTTACTCTGCTAAAGTTTTTATCAATTGGACACCAAACATCTGGAAGTTAAAGAAGTTGGGATTGTTTCTGGAAGACCAGTTACCTGTTTTATGCTGGTTCGGGAACAAGGCTACTATCTTGGAAGGTTCAGAAGCTGGGTCAGTAGTTGCAGTAGATGTTTGTATTCGAAGTTACTTTGAGATTACACCTGAGTTTATTCCAAATAATTACAAAGGAATAGAGCAGTTTGAAATAGTGAATATGGCCAGCAAGGGGATGCAGGATGCGATGATACGACAGATTTATAGTGCAGTTCCTAGAAGAGTGCAGATATAAGGGTTAAAAATGTTTGATACTATATTTGAAAATACTGATTCGGGGTCTGTTATAAGATCAATTCTCTCGGCACTACATGAGCTAGATTATGTTATAGTTGGTGGAAACTTATCTGATTTAGATGCTGACGAGCTATATGAAGTTCATGATCTCTTTAGAGAAGGAGATAGTGATGAGGCTATTCTTTATCTAGAAGATCGAGGGATAGAAATAGATGTGATAGGAAAGGAAGATAATGAGAATTCGGAAACTTGAAAACATTTCTGACAGTGTTGTAAATCTAAAACACAAGAATGGAGCAGAAACTACTCTTCCTCCTGGACAAACACTTCGGGATATAGATATTACCAACTTGAGTGAAGTGCAAGGTCAAGTTAGAGCAGTACACGATTTGACAGAGGTTAGCGAGGATAGTGGAAAAACCCGATTGGACGATTAAAACAATGAAAGTACCTAATCCATCTGACAATTTAATGTTTTTTAAGATAGCTCTGGATTGCTCAAAGGATGATCCAGAAGAGTTCAAAAAGCATAGTGCTGCTGCTTTGGCTGCTAGTAAGTTATGTAATGATTACTCTAAAATGAAACAAGTATTTTTGGGAATTGAGCCCGAATCTTATGCAGAGTCGTGGATGGTACAGAACCTTGTTCGTGCTACTAGAGAGTTTGAAGATTTAGTAGTTATCTATTTTGTCAAAATAGTGTTAAAGGTAAAGAGTAGTCGAAAGTCTCGAAAACCACGTAAGTAACCTTTTATCTCTTTATTCTACCTATCTCACTTAACGCAGAATCGAGGATCACAGTTGAAATGACGAGTAGTAGTGTAACATATGGGTACGATGCTGCATTGAAGAGCCTATTATACGATAGGTTTGCAGATACTATTGGAATAAGTCTTTTAAGTAGTGACAAAATTGAGAATATGAATCAGGGCTTGTTTCAGTGCCCATTTGAGATAGCTCAAAGAGAGGCTTCCGAAAAGCGAAGTACCAACTTTCTGGAATTTATGCACTTCTATAGGATGGGAATGAATCCAAGTTGGGATAGGCAGAGAACAGTTCTAGCTCAAAGAGGTCTTTGGGCGCTGATGGATAAAGATGCTGATAAAAGGCTACTAACCAATATCAAGGCTCAACCTGTTGATCTTCTTTACAGTGTATGGTTCTGGAGTAAGAATTGGGAAAAGTTAAATCTATGTATGGAAGATTACATTTTCTGGCAGCAGGAGAACCCAAAAGTTGAAGTCTCATATGATATAGGTGATGATAAATATCCAATAGCAATAAGACCTGATCTTCATTTCGGGGAGATTGTTGATGAGTCGACATATCCTGAAAAGTATGAGGTTGGTACAAAGTTTATTATCAGAATGCCTATTAAGATGGATGGTTGGGTGTTCAAAAGCACCACCTTGAAACCTATCAGAAAAATCCGTCTCACTGTTTATGATAAAGATGATGTGACTGATTACTCGGAAATTATAGGACCTGATCCCAATACTGGATTAGAACAAGCTTTGAAATTCTTTAGGAAGTCAATTTATAACGTTATTGCAGTTAGTACCATAGATGGAAAAATAACAGTGGCTGGAAAATATGGAATTGACTTCTCTGTAGGTGAAAAGATAATTATAAGAGACTCCACAGGAAACGATGGAATGTATACTGTTTCTATCGTTTCTCAAGGAGCTGATAGTACAGAGCTAGAATTAGTGGAACCATTATCTAGCTCTGTTGTAGATGGGGTACTTCAGAAAGAGAACTAATATGTTTTATGAACTACTTGTTAGTTAGGAGGTTTTTGATATGAGTATATACTTAAGCGCCGGGGTTTATGTTTCAGAAAAAGATGTGTCCGATATTGTCCCGCGGGTTGCTAGTGCTTCGGCGGCAATAGTTGGATACTCGGTTAAGGGAAGTATTGATAACATCATCTTGGTTACGGATGATCAACAGTTTATAGATGAGTATGGAGAACCCGATCCCGCTTCGGGCCACTGCTTTCATTATGCAGCTCTAGCTTACTTGAAGAAAGGCAATGCTTTGTACTGCCTTAGAGTAGTAAATGGAGCTAAGTATGGTGGTGTTGATATCATGAAGGATACATCTCTTCATGTCAACGACCCATTCAATGCTGGCCACTCCAGTGCAGTTTTTAGTGCAGAATCTGGGATGTTGAATGACACTCTCTTCCAGATCTTTGGAGCCAATCCAGGTGTATGGAATAACAGGATTGGTATTATAATTCAGAATGTTAAGCAGAGTACTGATCCAGTTCCAACTGACCAGTATACATTTGAGATAGTGGTGTATTGGCAAGATGACGATGGAAACTGGGCACAAGTTGAGAATTGGAAAGTTTCGAGAAAGAACAAGATTGATGGGTATGGTAAAGACTTATATCTTGAAGACAAGATTAATGATATTAGCAAGTATATAGTAGTTGCTGACTCTGATATAGCAGATACTGTTCTTCCTCTTGCTCAAGCTACAAGATTGGATTTTGCTTACGGAAATGATGGCAGTGCTCTTTCAACTCTTGGTACAGAAGTAGCAAATGGATGGGATGAGTTTGCAAACCCAGATGAAATTGATGTTAGGTTGCTTATCAATGGTGGTGAAACAGCGGTAGCAGTTCAAACCAAAATGAGAGATGTAGCTGAGAGTAGATATGACTGCTTTGCTGTTCTAGATATACCCTGGGGAGATACAGGTTCTATTCTAGATATGGTTTCATTTAGAACTACTGATCTGAACTTTAATAGCAGCTACTGTGGTTTGTATGGACCGTGGATCCAAATTCACGACCCCTATAATGACAAACTTATCTACGTCCCGCCTTCAGGGTATGTAGCAGCTCAATGTGCTTATAATGATTATGTAGCTGATCCGT